CGACCCACTGATACGTGCCGCCGCCGGTCTGTTGTGCCACCGAGATGTTGAACGGCACGTGTCGCATGCCGGGGATCTTCGACAGGACGACTTGCGCGCGCAGGAGCTCGAGAAATTCCGACACGAGCGGCATGATCGGCGCCAGCGGGCCGGCCCACCCGACATCGGTACTTGTCCCGATCGCGACCGCCGCTTTCAACGCGAGTTCGACTTCCGGGGTGGACTCGCGCCACTGTTTCGAAATTTCCGCCGCTTGCATCAGATTCCCGCGCGACATGACGACCGCGCGGACGTAGCGGATAAACGCCGTCGCCGGCGCCAGGTTCGACTTGATCGTGAGTACGCGCGGCGCGGGGCCGCGGGACGCCGCGCCTTCCACGGCGGTGGCCGCGGTGACCGGCACGGCGGCGGCGAGATTGGCCGTTTCCATCGCATGCAACCGGACGAGATGGGCATCGATCCCGGTCAGGTCGGTTCCCAGCGTGTCGTATTCCTCCGATTGCGCGGCGTCGAGCGTCACGCCGGCATCGTTGGCGGTCGTCATCAGTTCCGACTGTCGCGCGACTTTCGCCGCGCGCGTCGCTTCCCAGGTGCGGATTTGATCGGTGATCTTGTTCATCGGACTCGCGTCTTTCATGGCGCGGACTGCGCGAAACCCCGGAACGCCGGGACGTGAGCCGAGATCGGCCCGATCCAACGCTTTGATCGTGTCTATGGTCGCGCCGGCGTTGGCGGGGATCGTCACCAACGACAGTTCCAGGACTTCCGATTTCGTGAACCGGAACGCCTGCGATTCCTTCATGTAGGTTTCTTCGAGCGCGCGAAACCCGATCGACACGGCGGCGAGTAACCCCGCTTTGATCGACTGCCACGCTTCATCGATGCGATCTTTCAACGCGCCCGGTTCGTCGACGATCGGTAACGACGCTTCAAACTCGAGCCCGTCGGCGGTTGGCGGGAAAAACTTGACATGCCCGACCGGACGTTTCGTGTCGTGATGCAACAACAGCGGAACGGGATTTTTGAAACTAATGCCGAGCGGTTCGACGATGTCGCCGAGCCGATCGGGTTCGGGCGTCGACGCCGTGCCGGTGATCAGGCGCGTCTCGGGGTCGGCGGATTTCACCCGCAACACCGAATAGGCGCGATTCAGCATGCCCCATAGTGTGCGCCCGGTGATCGCCTGATGTACGTACATCAGGCCGCGCCCCCTATGTACCGCGCGTCGAATCCTAGGGTTCCGCGTATACTCGGATCTATGGCGATTCGCTACCCCGCGCGCGGGTATTCGCGCGCGTTTCCCGTCAACCGGGACACCCGAAAACGCTATCTTTTGGACGACATCCCCGGCGGGTTGTGGATCCGCGTGCGGACGAAATGCAAGCGGGACGGCGTGTCCCTGCGCGCGTTGATCTTGTCGCTTCTGACAGATTGGGTCGACCGCTAAGTGTCGTCGTCGCGATCGGCGCCAGGCGGGCGGCGGCCTTCGACATGGATGTCGATCAATTCGCGGATCACCCCCGAGACCCCCGAGCCCGTCGCGTCGGCGACCCGCCGCAGTTCGATGCGTTGCGCCGGCGTCACCCGCACGACGACGCGGTCGGTCGCCGGCGTCCCGTAGAGCGTCCGCCCTGGGCGTTTGTCGGTCATGCTGCACCCCCGACGACGACGATTTGATATTCCGGTTGCCGCGGACGCGGGGCGGCGTGCGCGCGTTCGCCCATGATCAACGCGACCGCGCCGTCGATCCGCTTGGCGGGGTTCTTCGGTTTGACCGGTCGAATCCGCCCGGCATCGTCGGTTTTGATCGCGATGTTTTCGAAATTCCACCGCAACACGCGATGTCCGTCGTGCCGCAGTCGTCGCCCCTTGATCAACGCTTCGACGATTTGCGACGGTTCGGAAAACATTTTGTAGTTCTGTAAGACTTCGACGACTTGCAACCCGCCGACGTCGCGGAGCTTGGTCGCGATGTCGGTGGCAAACGCGGGGTCGTAGGCGATCGTCCCTTGTTTCAACGCGGGATACTTTGGGACGATCGTGTTGACGATGTCGTCGTAGATCCGCGAGTAATCGATCACGTCCCCGTCGGTCGGCGTGATCAATCCCAGGTCCGCCCAGTACGAATACGGCACCCCGTCATGTTTTTCATGTTGCCGCATCGTGTTTTCGGGAATCCAGAAATACGGGTGGACGATCAATTCGTAATTGAGCGCCACCGGCGCGCGCGTCGTCGCCCCCGTGTCGTCGTCCTTGCCCGCGACGTCGACGACGATCGCCCCGCCGAGCACCCGCCGGAACACGACACAGAATGCCGCCAAGTCCCATTTTTGCGCCAGGTCGAGCCCGGCCGCCGCGTCGAGCCCGTCGACATTCATGTCGTCCGGGTCGTCGACCAGACACGCGTCAAACCAATCGATCGGGATCCACGCGGTCGCCTGATTCGTCCAGCGGTTCAAATGGTAGCGTTCGAAATCGTTGCGCTTGCGCGGTTCCGCCGCCGCTTCGCGCGCTTCCTCCGCGATGTCGTCATGCTTGATCGTGATCCCATGTCCGGGGTTGATCCGTTTCCACACGGCCGGGTCGTCGAACGTGTCCCCCTTTTGTGCTTCGAAAATGACCGGCAACGCCGTATCCAAGTCGGCGACGTTGCCCGACAAGACGCGTTTGGCCAAATCATATTCTTCGTAGCAGATCCCTTCGTCGTCCACGCCCGCATGCGTAATGATGATCAGCAGCGGTTGATCCCGCTTCGCCATCGATTTCCGCAACGCTTCGTACAGGTCGCGATTTCGTTGGGCATGCAATTCGTCGAAGATGATCCCGTGCGGGCGGAACCCGTGTTTGGTCGACGCGTCCGACGACAGGACCGACAACCCCGAATGGATCGCCGGCCAGGTGATCGCGTTCTTCACGATCGCGCACCCTTCGTACAGGTCGGGGGAATTTTCGACCATGATTTTCGCGTTCTCATGGACGATCCGCGCCTGATTCCGATCGGCGGCGACGGCGTACACTTCCGCGGCGGGTTCCCCGTCGTAGCGCGCGAGATAGATCCCGAGTCCCGCGCCCAGGGGCGACTTGCCCCACCCCTTCGGACAAAACGCGAACACTTTCCGAAATCGCCGCAACCCGTCGCGCGTCCGACGCCAGCCAAACGTGGGACGGACGATCAACAACGCTTGGTCGGCGCGGAGCTCAAAGGGTGACCCGGCAAACGCGCCGATGTGATGCCGCAGGAACAGCGGGAAAAAGGACTCCGCGCGATCCGCTTTGACGGGGTCGAAGTAGTAGCGCCCGTTGTCCGTTTCCCAACGGTCGCGCAGGGTCGACCATGTCGCGGGCAACGGGATCGATACCCCGGGCCAACGCTCCGCGGGGGGCAATCCGTTGCCCCACCACGGGCGCGGGCGTCGGGCATTCATAGGGTTCGTTTATCCCCGCGATGCGTTGAAGAATTTTGCCCGTTGTTTATCGATCGCGACGCGCGTCGAGCCCGGACCCTTGGCAACGACTTTCGCGCGCGACGTCGGCGAGAACCCGAGCCGTTCATCCACCGAGATCAACAACTGGATCGTCCGTTGCGCTTGCACGTGCGCTTGATTCGGAATCATGTAGCCGTTTTTCCCCGCCGCCATGACGAACGGTTGCCCCGCGGCGGCGGCGATTTGCGCGAGCCAGGTCGCCCACAGTTGGCAATGCGCGATCGCCAGGGCGCGATCGGCCGATGTGACATGGCCAATTTTGGTCGCCGGCGTGATCGCGCGCGTCCATTCGGCGCGGGCGGCGGCGTCGGTTAAGACGTCGGGGATGCCCGCGTCCAGGGCGTCGGGTTGCGGTTCGTCTCGGTTGAGTGGGCGCTTGCCAGGGTTCCCCCGGAGAATCTTTAACGCCGTGGGGGTGTTGTGACGTCCCATGACCGTTACGCGAGCGTCGGCCCGCCGTCGTCAGGGGACCCGCCCGGGGACGGGCCCCCGACGCCCCGGGGTGACCCCGCGGACATAGTGCGGTTGCGCGCGGGACAGGAC